CAAAGTGTCTTACCTCTCCTTTTGATGATGGTTTATAAAACCACCGACTGACAGGACATATGGAGTTTTCTAATCCCCCACCGCGACTATATGGATCTGGAATACGGATAGGATACATTCGTTTGGAATAGATGCGATTATCCGGGCACCCGGAAACAGAGGTTTCCGAGTAAACTGCATTACCAGAAGATCTCTTAAGAACCTTCTGGCAGGCAGTTACGATACGACTATACTCTGTCGTACGTCCCTCACGATAGTCAAACTCACCGGTACGGTGAGCCTCCATCCAAATCCTCTCCATACGAGTAAATTTATAGTCTGCTGGAACAGGAGCACCGAGATTCCCTAGACACCTTGGTCCAAATAGGGACCCAGGAAAGTCAAGGAGGAATTTTCGATAGCGTCTCTGGAACATCTTCAAACCCCGAGCCTTGTGCTCAGGTAGTAAGGTCTGGTCAAAGTCCCTCCATAGGGACGAAAGAGTCTCTGTTGGCAAGACTTCTCTCCCCGTCTCCTTATCCATAGATAGGAGACTGGAGGAATTGAGAAGCCCAACATTTGGTACTATAATTCTGGTTAACTTCCTTCTTGATTGATCGAAGGAGAAGTATTGTGAATTAATCATCACAAACTTATCAGAAAAATAGTTCTTACCAAGAGAAAACTTGAGACCGACACAGGATGTCACATATTTCCAGTTACGGTACTGTTTTGGAGTACAAGAAAAGGCCACATCGTCACCATTGACGATGATCGACTTACCGGAAGGCAAAGAGAGACGGGTCACAGCGGCGTTGATGATACAGAGGATGGGAAAAGATAATATATTCCCCATCATCTGACCTCGATTAACCTTGACCTCGTTATAAGTCCGAGAAGGACCTCTCCCCACTGGTACACGAACCTTAAGGAAACAAAAAGATTTCCAGGCCAGTGTCCGAATGGCATCCATGAAGCGATGGCCCTGCATACTGAGGGTTATGGGAAACTCAAAGGTTGTCTGCGAGAGCAGACAATCGAGAGTATATTCCGTAGCCCATAGATAAATGTTATCAGTAGCAGCTTCGTAATCTCCACTAACATACTTCTCTCCTTTCTTAAGGAGAGGGAGGGATTGAATAGCACTCTCAACGTTGGCTCCACCTACCAATTGGTAGGTACTCGTGTTCCTTAGAACATCATGCCACGCGCGTTGAAGAGGCTTAAGCAGATTTAGGTACCA